GAAGACACCATTAGGGTCGCTGAACCCAAGGCCCTCTGCTAAATTCTGTGCGCCTGTAGTAGTGGGTCTGCCTGGCAAACTCCCCATAATTACTGCGTCTTGTTTAGTATCTGCGTCCCTAAAGAAACCAACCACCCACGAGCCTTCAACAAGGCCAAGGGGAGTTTGCCCAATGCCAGAAGTGCCACTGGCAGTAATTGGCAACATTGGATGTGCCCAAGGTAAATCTGTAGTAGGTAAGGCCTCTTTGTCTTCCGTGTGATAACCTAAACAACGAACACGAATACGGCCCAATTTAAGCGGGTCTTTTCTATCCTCAACGACACCTGTAAACCAGATGAAGCCATCTCTGCCCATAAAATCTGTAGTACTCATTTATTTTTTCCCATAAATGACCGTATTTAAAGCGGTCACCTGCTTATATTTATCCGTATTTAAATGAATTGCGTAGGCGCCGCGGTGCGAAGCACTTACTAGAGGCCTATCGTTGATACCTCTTATATTCATTGATCTTTTTGTGTATATTTCTTTCATATTGTTCAAATTGTCTTTGGTCCTTTGTAAGTTTGTAATAGTTCGTTCTTACATTGTTTGTAGGTCTATTCTATTCATGTCCTCTCATGTGGCCATACCCTCTAGCAAAAATTTTTCTACTTCGCAATAAGCGTTGAGGATGCTCAATGTTTTGTTCATTAAAAGAATCCCTTAAAGAAACTCTTAGCACTAGATAAGTTCTTTTTAAACGCAACCATTGAGGATTGTACAAAACTATTGATATTACCTTGCATACTACCTCTCATTGATGGTGGTATGTTGTTTACATTAGATAGATTGATACCACCTAGTGCTAACTTGGCTTTTTCTGCGATTTTCTCTACTACGGTCTTTCTTTGTAGTATTGTGCTGTTAATCTTTGCAAGGTGTTCGTTCATCAAAACTCTGTTGGAAGTACTGTTTAGGACGTTATTAACCGCCTTATTAGCGGCATCCTTGATATTCATGTCTGTACTATTCAAATCTACGCCTAACTTCTTAGCAATGTCATTTACGTTACTAATCTGTGGTGACGGTATTTTGCCGTCTAATTTGTTCTTAATAGGCGTTAATGTTGATATATCTACGCCTGACCCGATTACATCTATAGGTTGTGATCTAAAGTGAGCACCTGCTTTAAATGTATCAGCGTTCGGTAAATCATTAGCAAATACGTTTCTAACCACAGTCATGGCTGTAGTGTGTTTCTGATCTATCATATCAATTTGATGGTGTAATTTAGATATTAGATAACGACCTGTAAGAAATGGGTCTATTACGTCTTCTCTCATAACCTTATTGTCTGTTGTCATATCTGCAGCGTTATATGATGGCACTTCACACCATACTAGGTCACCTACATTGTATGTAAAGTTACCTGGTACGTCTATATTCATTGAGAAGTAATCCCTTGTTGCTTCTGATAAATTTTGTTTACCTGTCATTCTAGGATCTGAATCTGTACCCTCACTATTAAAAATGTGATTTGATCTAGTAGCAGGTACAACAAATACACGAGCAAAATAATCATCCATATACTTACGATTGTCAGCACTTGACGCCTTGGTCAGTTTACTAGCATGTAGTCTATTGATCTGGTGTTTATTTGTTGAACCATATGATTTGTCATCTACTGTATAGTCATCATCAAATTCAGCAGGACCAGGTGGCATGATACCTTGATATACTGCACCAGCACCTGTCGGTGCGTCTATGTGTAATGCCTGTTCATAGTAGTTTGTGTATGTCAATTTACTCTTTACAAATTTCTTATCTATTAGGTCATGTGCATAGGTCACACTACCGAACATGCCTCGTCTTGTATTTCTTAATGTGTTATATGAGTCGTTAAATGAAAATGAATATGGTTTAGTTATAGGCGACTCTGACTCTACGTCTGGTGTACTAAAGTTAGGATTAAACGCTGACAATAGGTCTATAAAGGCAACAAATGGTCTGTTACGTGATGTGTCACCACTCTCTCTATACAATGACTCTAAACATCTAAAATGAAAACCTCTATTGTTTTCATAGAACATATAATCAGGTGTTTTGTAATTGACTGGCTCTGACATAAACGTCATGTGCCTTACACCTTCAGCAGGCCTGCAATTAGGAAACGTGTATTTGTACACGCCTTTTGTAGGGTCAATGAATAGGTCTTTTTTAGAGTTGAGCAAGGATTTGTCTGATTTGACCATCTTGTCAACCATTTCTGCATATGATCCTGTTAATGATTTTGATACACGTATTCGCTCATTTCGTATTGATTCGATTGATGTAAAGAATAAGGCAACAGCCTGTGAGTTTTGTGTTGATCTTACTGATCGTTTTTCATATACTTGAAATCTGTGGTTTGTAGCGTTCATTTCTTCATCACCACCTGCGTCTATAGGTGTTCTAAATTTAAACTCTAAAAACTCGTTACCTATGATAGGTAACTTATTAACTGCACCTACGCTGTCTATGAACATGAGGTTGCCTGATAAAAATGCTGAATCTAAATCTTGGTAGACGTTGACTACGGCTGTCATACCTGATATTTCTAACTGCGAACCACCGTAACTGTAAAGTATTATCTCACCTGCTCTAAAATCGCCAGGGAATCTGTTGTTCAGGTCATCATATTTGGGAGCTGCCTTATCGGCCATCTTATCCTCCTATCAAGGTTTTAAATTCTTGTGTAATCAGTTCTAAAAATTCTGGTTTGATTAGTTTGATCCTTGCCTTCTTATTTTGTATTCGTAATTCATACTCGTAATTAGAAACAGACGTAGCACCTGACACGGTGCTGTTTACTTCTATCATATGTGAGTCGTCAAATGAAGATGTTGAACCAGAAGACTGAGCAACTTCGTAATGATGTATGCCATTAGGTGCATTGTACTTGTCATTTATATATTGCTCAAACTGTGCTTGAGGTAAAGGCCAATCATAAAATCTATCTTTGACTTTGTTGAATAATAATATTATCCAGTAATATCGTTGATCGCCATAAAACTGCTCTGATACTGACTCTGGTGTGTCTTCACCACCTATGTCATATAGATCAAATAGAGCAGCCGTTTCACTTAATCCTTCTTTAATCTGTACACGTCTTAATAGGTTTGTGACTAACTTGTAATCACCTTTGCCTACTGCGTCATAGTAAATTTTAGGAAAGTTCTCAAAATATGATGGCATTATCTAGCCCCCTTTGTTTCAGCAGCTGACGGTGCGTTGCTTGCTGACAATCTTAATTCGTTGTAACGTTTTCTTTCCATTAGTTCTAGTTCTCTAAAACTTAATGTTGCGTCTATTGACACAGGATCACCACTAGGGTGTGTACTAAATTTGTCTGAGCCATAATCTATATCAACACCTGTACAAGCACACAATCCTATTTGATCTATGTATGGGTTGATTGCTGTACCTTTCATAAATCTAATTACAAATTCATGTGGCACCTTGTAGGCTGCAATACTACTACCGTCACCGTATCTTTCAGGCAACATAGCGTCTTTGATAGCATGTAATATCTTATTAACCACATCTGATTCTTCTTTACTACGTGGTGTAAATTTAAATGTAAAACTAAAATTTCTGTAATCTATGCCATTGAATATCATCTCTTGCATGGCTGCTGGGGCAATACCTGTTCTACGTTGCAATGCAGCCTGTGTACCTGACAATAGACCACCAGAGGCAAATGCACCTACACCTGATACAGCCTTACCTAATTGTGCTGTAATTGATCCTAAATCTGACCCAAAGAATTTACCACTATTAACTGCGTCTTTTAGTTTTGCCATTGCACCTGTTATCATACCAACCTCTTCAGCACCATAGTCTGCCTGCATATTGAATTTTAATGTTTGTGGCATGTATATTGCAATTGTATTTTTTATATTTCTAGCAGAACCTTTACCTGTAGGTATACCGAATCCTATGTTAGAAGAACCTTCACCAAAAAATCTATTTGCATTGTACACGACCTTGTTAAGGTTATCTGCTCTTTTTGTTAAGTATTGATTACCTACACTTCTATTATTACCTGCACCACCTTCTTCAGCTACACGTTCTATAATATCAAATAACATGTAATGCTCTTGGTCTTCATGGTTTATAGGGTACACAAAAAAGTTATTGCTCATTGAGTGTCTTGTTGATGTGTAATCTGCATTACCAGGGTTATAATTGATAACACCTGCTTTACTTGCTATCGTTCTAAATGATGGTATATTACGACCTTGTAAAACGTTGCCTTTGTTCTTCAGGCCGTTGATAAGTGTTGTTAGTGCTTTAAATGCTTTCATATTAATATTTATTAAGGTATCATCACAGATTGATCTTTAACTGTACTATCTGGATTTGTTGTTCCTATGTTTGTTGAACCGTATTCTGTTTTATTTGTTGTATTAGATGAGCTGTTATTAATGTTGTTAATTGTAGTACCAGCCTGACCATTACCTATTGTTAATTTCTCTATTTTATCTGCCTTTAATTCTTCTACCTTGTCAAGCGTCTTTTGATCGTTCTTTACAAGACCCAAATCATTATGTTGATCAGCAATTGATGGTGAGTCACTATCGCCTGCAAGAAACTTAGCAGTCTTTTTCTTATCTACTAATCCTAATGTTAAACCTGATAAGAACCCAGCAAAACCTGATGACGCTTTATCTCTAAATGTTAGTTCTTCACCTTCTTCTTTGTCAAGTAAATCACCTGCTTCTGCAACACCTTTAGCAGCGTCAAACATGCCCATAACAGCAGCAAGAGGTAAGAATACACGTCCTGCAACTCTAGCAGCACCACCTGCCACTTTACCTGCTACCTTGACACCTTTTTTAAGATTGTTTTTAACAAGTGAACCTGTTTTTGTTTTAGTCTTTAAATCTTTTTTATCTGCACCTGTGCTTGTTACTGGTGTAGTGCCTGAACCAGTACCAAGTACCTTTGGTTTTGCACCCACAGGTCCTTTAGGTGTTTTTGGTGCTAGACCTAACATACTTCTTACTGAGCCTGCAAGTGTACTACCTAGTCCTGTGATTGCACCTGTAATTGTACCACGTAATGTTGATAAGGCTGCAAGTGGTAACAAGGCATTACCTATGCCCTCAAAGAAACCTTTATCGTCTTCTTTTTTACCGCCTAATAGTTCGTTTGTAAGTTTTGATTCTTCGTAAATCTTTTCTAATAAACCTGATGATGTATCAAATTGTTTATCTGATTCTCTTTCTTGTTCAGTTGCCTCTTCACTATCTGCAAGACCACTATCGGCAGTATCAGGCATAAGATCCATACCTAACGACCCAGCAGTAGCGTCTTTTGCTATATCTTTTCTACCACCTTTTGTACCTGCAGCTGTTGATATGCTATCGCCTTGTTTTAAAGAACCTTTTGTTTCTTTTCTACGCAATTGTCTTTTAGCAGATATACCTCTTTGCTCTGCTCTTTCTTCAGACTCAATTGCTCTTTCTATTCTTTTGCCTATAATAGGAACATTTGTAAGACCTATACGTTTAGCAAGTTTAAGTGGTTTTAATTCTTTCTTAAAATCTCTAAATGATAATGATAATTTAGTTGATAACCCTAATACTTTTTTTAATTCAGCATTCGTTTTACCTACAGTTTCTTGGATATATGCAAGTTCTTCCTCTGAAATAATACCTTTCTTAAATAGACCTTCATACTCTTTGATTGTTTTTTCTGTAGTTTGTTGTTGAGTTTTTGCGTCATCAAAATCCATACCTTTCAAAGAGTCAAGTTCAACAACAGAATAGTCTATAACAAAGTTGATTATCTCTTGTCGTATTTCTGCGTCATTCAACTTTGCCTGACTCGTGTAACCAGCAGACCTCTCTAATTGAGATTGGTACTCTTGTAACGAGTCAGATATAGCAAACTTAGGATCAGATTCATCTTCTTTTTGTCTTTTTAGAATCGATTTAAAGTTCTCTGCTGAAGCCTTTTTAAAGACCTTGGATTCGACTTGTGCTGCCATTATTCTTTATTCTTTACTTTTGATGGTTTACCGTTTACATATATTGCAAACCAACCTGCACCAGCCCCAACGACTACTGACACTAACCCTGCCTGTGCGTTGTTAGGATTCTCTAGTGCCATAAACCAATTGATTACATCTAAAAATGCCCAACCATAAGCAAGCATTAATAGTCTTGGTACTAGTCTCCAGTTAGACATCAATTCAGGTATCTCTACCTCAATAAAATGCCATAATGATTTGCATCCGTATTTAAAACCTAACCAACCTGTAGTTAACATATTTTTTAAAAAGTTCATATTATCTCCCTCTTTGTTTTTCTCTTATCTTCTCGTTTTCTTCTCGTATATGTTGTAACAATAAGTCAACATATATTTCCCTCTCCCATGGTAACATTCCTTCAAGGTCACCTAATGAGTATTTATGGTATTGCATTAAAGCAAAGTTTGTCCTATAAAAACTCTCTAGGCTTTCATGTAAGAGGGTAACTGAAAAAAATCAGAAGCCCCTTGTAATAATAACTCATGCTCTACACCTGATTTAGGGTTCTTGTATTTTATTTTGTGACTTATGATAGGCAACGTTTCAAAAAAATCTTTTAGTTTTTTGAATTGTGGCATAGTCAAGTTGTCAACAAACTGCTCAAGTTCTTTTGCTTCAAGGTCTGAAGTTTCAAACACTTCATCACCGTTGTAAATCTGAGCAATACAATCCCTCATTAAATTAACTGTAAGGTCAATAATAGTCTTCTTATCCGACACTTCAATTATAGTAGGCACTTTCATTATCACACCGTAATCTTTTGAAAAAGGTATATGCGTGTCCACCTTTTTACTAAAGTCTGGTTTTACACTCTCAATATTAAAATCATAATCTACAACCTGTGTTTCATCATCTGGACATTTTAGTTTAAGTTGTACAGTTTCACCTATTGACTTTGATCTTATGTTTAACCATAACCATTCAAAATCATAAACTGGTAACTTTGTAACGTCAATACCATCTGTCAATACACAAGTTTGAACAGTTTTGATTAGTGTATTAACCATCTCCTGTTCTACATTGTTCTCTACAGACATCAATAAAATCTTTTCTTCTTTTACTAAAAATGGTCTGTACTTTACCTTCACACCGTTTGACAATATTAAGTCATGCTCAGGCGTCTTCATAAAATTAAGCATTATTTACTCCTTTAATATAATATATCACGTATGATTTTAGGGTCTGGCAGACCTTTCGGGAACACACGCCCTCCCGTTACTCGCCCAATAGGCAAATTTCTTCTTAACTTTTCATAGACTTGTCTACCTGCTCTACCTATCTCGTTACCTATACCAAATGGTAAGTTATCTAAAAAGTTAGTTTGTAGTGCTGTAGTATTTGATCTATATTCTTCTCTATTTTTTTTGTTTCTTCTATTCTCTACATCCATACCTTGTCTTAAATAGTTCCATGCTGATGTAGCATAATTTCTATATGTAAATGTTACACTTGTTTTTACTATTTGATTTTGAGCGTCATATGACAATGGTGTAGAAGCAATAGTTTTAGGCCATACTTCGTACATCTGTACCTGATATGATGTGAAACCAGATGAGTCACCTAAACTCTTACGTATTGTTTCCCTATCTTTTACTGCGTCACCTGATGGCTCAAAGTTAGCAAGGGCTGCTGTAAATGATTTATGTAATGGTGTAATCGTAATCATACATGGTGTAGCATAGTCATCATAATAACCTACATTGTGAGTTATAGGGTCTACGATAGAGTTTTGCCATGCCTCAAAATATAATCGTTCATCATAGTTGACACTTGTATAAAATTCTAATGTGACCTCTTCAAAGCTAACGTTCTTCGCTATCGCTCTTTTAGGACCATAATATGTTTCGTTTACATCATCTGTAATTGTTTTACCTGGTAATGATACGTTAGAACAGAATAGATCCATTCTTAATTGTAAATTCTCTTTTATTGCACCTGCTAATCTAGCACTCTTTGCCATTCTAGCAGCAGCCTTCTTACCACCTGTAGGGTCAGCATAAACGTAATCACGTGGTAATGCTTTACTTTGTGGTCCATCAATCGTACATAGAAACTGCGTAGGTCTAGCCAACCCACCAGCACTTGTTAGACCTGATCTAAATTGATTGAATACAGAATTGTAATTAGATGATACGTTGTTGTATGAGAATCTTTTATTTGTTTCTGCTGTATTGAATTGTGGTTTACTAGGTGGTATACCTAATCGTATATCCATGTCACCTATTCTTTTACCTATACTAATTAATGACATTAAATAAATCTCCTACTATCTGCATAGACTTGTCCTACAGACGCCTTTTTAAATCTTTGTACAGGTAGATAAATTGCTGTTGCAGCCTCGTCAGCATTTATTCTTAAAAAACCTGTCTGTACATATGCGTACAAATATTTCTTTATTGTTGGTTTTACTATTTTAACATTCTTTACATCATCATAGGCAACTTCAAATCTCGTATTCTTATCAAATCTTCTATCAGACGCTGTTGCCTGCATACGTTCTAATAGTTTAAATCTCAATAGAGGTGGCAAATAGTGAAAGTTCATACCCATAAACCCACCTGATATTGGTTCTAATGGCAACACTAATGGGAACACGTCATAATAAGGTAGAGTTTTTCTTAATTTAGGATTATACCCAAACAAATTCAATCTACCTACGCTAGGACGACCATTTAGTTTGTTTTGTCTAAACAATTGTTTAGCAGTTGTGCCACTTGCTATTTTATTTACTTGCGTTCTATACCAAGTAGCAGATTTTTGAGCGTCTCCTGCTCTTTGTTTGATTGTGTCAAATACACTTGCCATACTACTATTTATGTTGATAATAAATAGATTCTATGAAGAAGTTGAAGAATCCAGATAAACGCCCTTATTCAGGTATATACAAACCACTCAACCCACAGAAATATAAAGGCAATGTAAACAATATTATTTATAGGTCTAGTTGGGAGAAACGTTTTATGATTTATTGTGATAAAACTAGGGCTGTAATGGAATGGGGTAGTGAAGAAATAGCAATTTACTATCGTTCAGTTGACAATAGGCCACATAGATACTATCCTGATTTTTATATGAAAGTTAGACAATCAGACGGCACATTCAAAAAGTTTGTTGTAGAGATTAAACCTAAAGCACAAACACGCAAACCTAAAAAACCTTTACGTGAAACCCGTACTTATAAAAATGCGTTGATTACTTATGAGAGAAATAGAAGAAAGTGGTCTACGGCGTATGCTTGGTGTATTAAACGAAACATGAAATTTCTGATACTAACCGAAGACCACTTAAAAACCTTTTAAGTATTATTCTTCACTTAAATGGTTCATTTCATACCAAGTCAAGTTAACATTCTCATTCTTAGCAAGTTTTTTCCAAGTTGGGAAATATTGTTCCCATTTTGATTTAAACTTGTTATAATGTGTCATACTTGGATGATATAAAACTATTTTAATATTTTCTAATCTTACTTGACCATTATATATTTCATGTAAAACTTTTGTCATAGGATCACCTATTGAAGCCTTACCAGTTGACATTATCTTTACTAAAGTGTTTGGTTCTTCTAACTCTTTCACTCTATCTTTGATAAGTTGTTTTTGTTCATCTGTAGAATAATCAATAAAGTTTTGTGGTCTAGTTTTTAACTCTTCCCACTTCTTATATTCTGTACCAACTCTTTGTTTTATTCTCTCTTTTTGTTTATTAGTCCAGTTCTCATTATTTAAGTAAGAATTTAAAGACGTTGTACTCTTATTAGTTTTTTTATAAATCTCTAAACCAGTTTTAACAGCGTCATCTTCATTTGTTTCAAGTATTGTTTTCTTATCTTTAGGATTTAAATACTGACCCAATATTCTGATCTCTAAATCTGACCAGTTCTCATGTACACTTTTTGGAATGTATAACATTCTAACTTTAAAACCAACTTTTGATTTAAGAGTAGCATTCCATGTATGATTACCACCAATAACTAAATTTACAGGTCTACCATTGTGTATTCTATTTTCTAAAACTACAACAAGTAATTTTTGTCCTGTTATTTCTTCAAGTCTATCTAGGTTACCATAATGTTCATCTATTTTATCTGCAAGATTATTTAAATGTTCACCATTTATTTTAGTACCTCTTATTTGAAAGAATACTAAATCGTTGTATATACTTGTAGGGATTAGTTTTCTTTTATTATTAGACTCAACCTCATTAGTTAAATCTATATCAACAGGATTAACGCCACTAACTGAATTGTGTTTTACAATATCATCAGCAACTTTTTTCATAATCTTATCGTTGACGATTTCTTTATTCACAGCGATACCATTACTCCTATTATAACTTTTCGGGTTAGTGGCAGCATTGTTCTCTTTTAAGATATTGTTTTCCCAAGTCTGTAAATGTTCAAAACTATCATCAATATATTCAATAGTTCTCTCAACTTCGCCTTTTTGTATCGCTGATAGTAATTCTGTATTTTTTGAAGACGTAATATACGTTTCGGGATTTTGTTCTGCCCCAGCAATACCGTAATACCATTTACCGTTTATAGTATTGGTCAACTTGTATCCCCAAGGTTTGTTTTCTGTGTATTTTTCTATGTTTATTGTTTTCATGTTTTCTCCTTTTGTTTAATACACCTTCAGTATATCAGAAAACATCGCTTTTGTCAAGCATAAAAATGGTATGTAAAATAAGAACAAAACGTGAACATTTAGTAGGGTGGCCCGAAGGCCACCCCTATTTGAGAAAGTGAGAGAGATAGATTATGAATCGTCTTCAGCTAGTTTACTAAAGTACGAAAGGTCATCGCTTCCGTTAGACGATTCAACTTCCTCTACTGAATTGTTAGAAGACGTTGGTACGTCATTACTGACAGGTGGGAGGTCAATATCTTCTACAGACTCAGTACTTCTTTGTCCAGTAAGTGTCTTATTCAGTTTCTCTTTGAGTTCATCATAAGATTTAAAATTACTAGGATCAACGAAGGCCTTTAGAGCATGTTGAGATTTCCATATCTTGTCAATCTCATCATCAGTAGGTTTTACTTTACTTGGTTGCTCAAATTCAGATTTATCATAATTCCAATAACCATCAACTTTTCTGATTTTTAGTTTAAAGTTTGCACCTTCCCAAAAATCAAATGGGTTAACAGCCTTTTCATCTTCAAACGCTGGGTTCATTGCTTCTGTAATCTTATCAAATATCTTTTTACCAAATTTGAATAAAAATACTTTACCTTCGTTTTCAGGATGTTTTGGATCAGATACTACTAGAATATTTGAATAGTAAGATAACTTTCTTTTTCTTTTTCTAGCAATTTCTTTATCGGCTTCTATGCCAGTATTCCATAGTCTAGTATTTTCTTCAGACACAGGATCTTTTTTGTTTAGTGTAGTTAAAGAGTTTTCAATATACCATTGACCACCTGGTCCTTGAAACGCATGATTCCAGACTCTTTGCCATGGCATATCTTCACCTTCAATTGCTGGTAAAAATCTTAGCACGGCATAACCATTACCTGATTTATCAAGTTCGGGTTTCCATAACCTATCGTCTTGGTACTTGTTTTTCTTTTCGGGTTGTTCGATTGTGTTTTCTAACTGTTTAGTTAGTGTATCAAAGTTTGACTTTGACTTCTTTAGGGCTTCTAATGCACTTGACATTGTATTTTCTCCTTGTATATATTGTTGTACGTATTTGTATTAATGTAAGTATTACTATTATTTATACTGGCAACATACTCAACCATTATAATATTGTATCACCATTTACTGATATTGTCAAGCAGCTGTGCTTGAGTAATATATGTTAAATTCTTCTCGTTTCCTAGTAGTTTTTGATTAGTTGTATTGTCATCATCTGCCTTGTTTACCTTATAAAATGACACTTTAGGGTTGTCTTTCAATACTCGTAACCACTCTGCTTCCCATACGCCTGTAGGACTAGGTTCATAATGTGCTGATGAGTAGTTTTTAGTGCCTTTGTAAATGTTATTGAACATTTTTGTATCCGATCTCAAATCCATACCTATCATATACACTTCGTCTATTGTATCATACTTGCAAGCAATATAACCTGCTGTTGCACCAGCATGATATCCTGGGTCTTCCCATTCTTGTGTCTTATCGCCGTCTGTGATCCAAGACACATAAATGTGGGTATTGTCAATATCTTTCTTATACTTCGTACCGTCTTCTTTTCTTATTGTTGCGTTGCCTTTGATTGTATGGGCATTCATAACATAGTAATTAGTTGGGCCTTTGTTCGTTATAAAACTATCTGCCTTGTCTTTGTCTTGTGTATGTAACATGCCTAGCACCATTGTATCATACATGAAGTTAGGACATTTAGTCCACTCTCTAAAGTAACAAGGTATCTTATGTGCAACACCCTTGTGATATATTTCGTGTGTCATTGTGCTGTCAACAGCAATCAATACATCTGGTAAAGGATTATCTCTATAGTAAGCATTACAACCATATATCTTACCATGCTTTTTTAATGTTGTCAAGTCAAAGTCCTTACGTGACTCGCCATTGCCTATAATAAATGCTCTTCTAATTGGTTCAATTGTCATGGTCTTCTCTTTCTAAAATATCTTCGCCATAATGCTGATCTAGTCATTGACACTACTGTAAATATCAATGCGATACCCATACTATCAAATATACTAGGGTGTAAATCAAACAATGGAAATATAAACATCTGTATTAGTATGGCCAATATAAAACCACTACCTACATCTATTACACTTTCAAATACATCGCTCATTTGTTTTTATTTTTTGTTATATGTTCGTAATCTACATATTGAGAACACCACTCGTAAAAACTATCATTATTATCAGGCCAACATGCAGCAAAGACTCTGTCCTTACGTTGTGATCTGTATTCTTCTCTTACTTCTTGCTCTGTTAGTTTACGTTCTTCCATCCAACTCCTTCAAATTGTTTTCTTTCCATTCTTTAGTTGTTTCAGGCCTACCCCATTTATCTATTTCATCTGGTGTTCTACTACAACCCATGCAATAACCACTATCTTGGTCAATCGTACATATGTTTATGCACGGCGTAGGTACATAGTCATCACTCACACAAACACCTCTTTCATTATAAACTTACATTTAGTAAGGTTAAACTTAATAAAAGGTGATAATTTCTTTATTTTAAACGATTTTTCAGGCCAGATAACTGTTTCAGCAATCTCTTTGTCCCATCTTTTGACAAATGATAAAACTTTATCCAAGATGATGATTGTTTGTACTGATATTTTTTCAGATAGAAGTAGTCGTAGCAATCGTGGATGTTGCCCACTATGTACACGAAACAAATCATCAAACCGAATCCTATTATCATTAATGACATTAGAAAGTAATACACAATCCCCTCTAAAATTGTACGTAAAAGATTGATTATATTTTTTCCACTTGTTATAAGTTGTTTCTCCATCTGCTCTAACTAGATTACCTATCCATGTTTTTGAATTGTGAAAGAAATTAGATACAAAATAGTCTAGCATTTCTTCCTTTGTATATTTAGTTGTAAGTTTATGAAAAAAGAACCTATCATTACGTTTTAAAAATGTGTTAAATGTTGAATTAACTTTGGCATTGTGCCTGTAAAAATCATAACTATCGGAAGTGAAGTGTAGTTTAATAGCCAAATATAATGTATAAGCTTCATAACTGTTCATATAGGTAAAACTGCGGTACTTGATTTTTCAACCATGTTCAGTTTTTGTGCTTCTTCTTTTATTTTTTCTTTAAGTGGTTTGTTTATAAGTGAACCAACAGATGATAAATCAATATCGTGTTCTTCACAATATTTTATAACTGCATCCATATAAGGTATTTTTTGTTTCTTAACCATATCTTCTATGATTAAGCCAAACTTTTTACTATTCATTAAATTCATACATTTATTATATCACTTGTGAATGATTTTGTCAAGCCTGTTTCTGTTACTCGGTACAGGCAAACCGTTAACTGTTTTATGCAGCCATCGCTAAATTGTTAGCATTTATGAGATGACTTTACGTTGTCAGCGACTAAACTCCAGTAAGTTTTAACTGTGAATCGATCCTAGTTCCACCCCTTAAATTTCATTGTTTAAATGGTGGAGTGGGTGGCATTGCAGCCACGTCTTCTCCAGGTATTCTCTTACCTTCAACGTTTAATTCTTTTGTGGCACTACTAAATCAAATGTATGAAATAAAATACATCTTTCAAGTCCACTTGGTATATCTAATACAGCAATTGTTTGTGTATTATCTTCATTTACCATATAAGTCATCATATAAACTGGTTCACCATCTTCTACCATACCTGTTCTACCTAGTGTTAAATGATATGGTTTAAATTTATAGTGATCAACATAAGTTTGTATAGCATTTACTGTACCACATAAAGCAGGTATCTGTTGCATATAAACTTCATTACTAAATTCTTCATGCTCGGCATAAACTATAGTTGAAAACAATATACTTAAAACTATTAAAATCTTTTTCATATTTCCCTTTAGCTGTTATGGTCGCAAGTAGGATAAAATAACTCACCTTTTTTATTAATTCGACTATTGACTCTTTATTAACTATTTATACTATTTCTGTCAAAAAAGTCTTTAGTGTGTTTGTAAAACAACTCTTGGTGTTCTTTGATTTTATCTTCGGTATGTATCCATTCTTGTACAAAACCATCTTCACATGTGGCTAATATAACAGTTTGTTGTATTTTGTGATTTGGGTATAGCTCTTCATACATTTTTGCATATGCCGAACATTGTAAAAAGTTAGCATAATTGTAATTGGCATCCCTTTTCTTTGTAGAGGTCTTAAAATCAATAACTGATAGTTTACCTCTATACTCAGCAATACAATCTACCTGACCTGCAACACTTATTTCTTTTGAGTATAGGTATTCTTCTAGGCAATGTATGTTATCTATTCTAGCAAGATATGGTTTAATAATTCTAAAAAGACCTAGTGGTGTAACAGCAGTTATACCTACCGACTTCTCGTCTTCATTGTTCAGGTGATTCTCAATCAAGGTATGAGTTGTCTTACCTCTATTGACAGCAGACGTTGATATGTAGTTAGCCATTTTCTCACCAACTGCATTTCGCCATGCCTGTAGACCTACTTGTTTTTCGGGTATCTGTCCTAGTATAGATGTGACGGAAGGCATATTAACACCATCAATAGTATAATATCTTACACCGTTTTGATTCTTGCCTTTCACACCTAAAGATTTAGGCAATACTTCTTCATTCAATTTAACATGTTTAAACATAATATACCTTTCCGTATAAATTTATATAATCATTATATCACTATTTTTCAATATTGTCAAGCCTACATTGGTGTGATTCTTTCATCACTCCAAGGCAATTTATTAAGTAAATCTTCTAAATTATTGTGAATTTCTAAAGTTTGATAATCTTTGGGCTCTGTCTTCTTTATTGTACTCCAGAAATTAGCAAAACCACTTTTTTGTTTATCATACCAATCACTACCATAAGAAGAATATTCACTACATAATGGCAAATATATTGTAGTATTGTAACATCTTTTTGCCCAATGTAAGGCACCTAATTTTTTTGTTTGTAGAACACAGCCTGCTGTTTCTGTACCACCTATTATTATTTTTGTTCTTAAAGGATCAATTACAAATTGTGGTCTTTTTTCTTTCATTATTTGTATAAAAGTTTCAATGTCTATATTTTTATAACCATTTTCAGTTTCCTTTTCTGTGTCATATACATTCCACTTTTCAAGCCAAGCATATTTACATAACTTTTTTAATTGAGGATCATCTATTTTTGCCCATTGAGTTTGTAATTTGTTTTTTGTATCAATATTAAAGGTATTGAATACCACAATACATTTATTTCTGTTTATCTGTCTATGATTCAATATGTTCATTAAGGCAACATATCTTTTGTTTAGATAATTCTGATCTTGTAATTCTCTTTCACCTTCAAAGTCTATCAATAATATAATTGTGTTCATCTTTTTGGTAGATTTAATCCTGATAAGTTTGTTTCTAGGTAAATACTGTATGCTCTATATTTTTTAATCCATTTATATACCTCAACTAATGACACCATTGTTCTTTCAACGTCATTAATGCCTGGTTGTTCGTATTCAGCACACATTGGTAAATATATGGTTGTACGATAACCTTTTAAATGTGATTCAATTGCGTTCATTGGTTTAGAGGATTTTATAACACAACCTGCTGTGTTAGTTCCACCAACTATAATTTGTGTATCGTTTGGGTCTATTATAAAATTGTGATGTTGTAGCAGTTGTTGTTTTAACTCATCAAAGGTTGTATCTAAATTATATTCATAAAACTTAAACCCAAGGTGTATTGCCATAAATTTAAGTTCATCTAATTTTTCGTCTTTATTACCTTTTGAAACTGCAAATATGATATTTGATTTGTCTATTTGTGTATCTGTTAAGATTTTCTGCACCTCGGCATATCTCCTATTGTTAAGATATTCGCTACCGAGGGCAGGATGTCCTTTAAAATCTATTAATAATATAACCGTCTTCACCTCATATACCTTTCTGCATATATTGATCTATGATCTTATCTTGCTCTAGTTTTTTATCATTATTAAGACGTTCAAACGCTCAGCTGGGATCGTACGGTTCATATACCGTCTTACCATCATCATTTCTGTATGCTCTTAATACTTGTTTTCTGTTATCTTCAGCATTCTTGTACGAACAATGAATCCAACCGCTGTTAGGTTCTTCTGGATTATGAAACTCTAATATCAGCTGGTCAAAATCTAGGCTATCAATAATGTATTTTGCTAGTTCAGCATTAGGCACACCAAAGATTTCAAAATCAGCGGCTTGGCCTTTGGCGTGTTGTGATTTCGCACTTGAACCTATTTTTAAACATAGTTCAGGACTTCTATATCCTGATGATACAGATACTACTTTGCCATAATGATCTCTTACTTTTTGTAGAACATTATCACATAGTTTTTTTAAATTATCCATATGATCTTCGCTTGGATTATTACTAACACCATGTCTATCTGCTGTTTGTGAAGCAGTAAGCTCTTTAAGCGAAAAGTTTTTGCTTAGTTGCATTTAATTTATCCTTTGCATTTAGTTTTATTTTCTTCAAGGTTCTCATATCGTACCATAATTTAGTTGATCTGTCTTGTTTTCTTTTATCTTCAATTTCATTCACCGCTCGTTTTAATTCTTTGTGATGAGCTTTTATCTCTAACATATTATCCCCTTGTAAGTTTTAGTATTTTATCCATTTGAGCCTTGATGATTGGTCCTCTATTAGGCCAATGTATGTAAGGTTCATTGGTTTTTGAAAGATTATACAAAAACGGTAGTATAGTCTTTTCAATCTCTTTAAATCTCGCTGATACGTCAGCGTCCTGTATCTCTTTATTAACAGAATCTTTCTCTGCTACAATTTGCATAATTTCATTCATCATAGACTTTATATCACCTACGTCTGCTTTAACTTTTGCAATCTCTAAATTAGAGTCTTCTACAACCTTCGGATCTATTGCTGGTGTGTCTTCAACTGGTTTCTTTGATACAGGAGTAAAACCATAATCTACATCGGTATCAAACTCCCTCATAAAATCAGGTATGTCTGCCATTAGTTTTCTCCTTGTTTAGGTAGGTGCAATGAGCGGATTGACCTATTAGACTCTGGTATACGACCGTTGTTGTTCAGTTGCTCGCTCTGCACCCCTATATTATTTATTTTTTGCATTTTGTCTAGCTTTGTGTTTTTTCATCACTTGCTCTGTTTTGATTTGTTTTGTTGACTTTGTTCCCATCTCATTTGCTAAAGCACTCATTGGGTGTGCTTCTGCTACTTTTGATAATGTTTCTTTCCAACCACTATCTGATCTATAACTAGCACCACTTACACCTGCAACAATATTTACTGAATTTATAATCTGTCTGATGTGTTTATTTTTTAAAAGATAATTTTCCATTTCAGAAATAGTCATCATCTCGGTAAACTCTTTACCAGTTTTTTTATTTTCAAATGTATAAAGTGGCATTAATTTAATGATAGGTGATATAGTAACTGATTAGTTGCTAAAAGCATATCTTCTAATATACTTTGCAAGTCTATTTGACCAGCAACTTCTTTATTGTTTGATAGTTCTTTAATTCTATCTGCTTGTTTTTTTACTTCAGCTTTTACTATTTGAACATCAGCATAATTTAAAATGCCTGGTCTTAATTCAGCACTAAATTTAATTCTTCTACCAGTTTTACCTTGATGTGTTTCAACAAACTCGTCAAGCATTTTATTAAATTTAATATAGTACTCACCTAAGCTTTCATGTTCAGAATATGACTTTGTTTGCCAATGATAAGATTGAATATCATTCAAAAAGTTAATATTTAATTGTATAAATTCTTCTATTTTACTCATATTATTATTTAGTATTTGCTATTTCTACTATCCTTTGTATTAGACTGCCAAGACCATTCTGTCTTTGCATTGTTAATAATTCTTTTATACCTAAAGGTAAAAAGTCTTCAATTGTCAAACCAGTAACTTCATCTCTAGGACAACCATTGACTAGGTCTGTTACTAACTTCGCTGTGCCTTTTGTTATAAATGCGTCAGCGTCTATTTTATATATCATTGTATTATCTTCTTTCACTCCGCCAATCAACCATAGATTGCTAGCACAACCTCGTATTCTATTTTGATCTGTTTTTACTTCATTTGGTAATGATGGTACATCTTTTGCTATGTCAATAAGATATGCAAGTCTATCGTGGCCTTGCAACATTTTAAGGTCATCACCTTTTTGTACTATTTTTTCTTTTAACATTTAAAATTCTACCGTAGTTTGGCCAACAAAATTTGTCAGGTGACTCTCCTACATATCTCCAACGTATAACTCCTGTATTAGGATTTCTTTCATAAATTTTAGGCTGTTCTATTTTGTTTTTTTTGTTCATTTTTAATTCCTTCAGCAAACCACTCTGGCATTTTAGCAGGTGATTTCCATGTAGCAAATGCTTGTTTTTTCATTATATAGTATTTACGATAAGACGCAACTACGTCACCTGGTATTTTACATTCATCTGGCATTGCTGGCGTAGCGTCTGTACCAATCACATCAACTTTAGCGTTTTCAGGTGGGTGTTTAAGTATGTCACCAAGTTTTTGAATAGTTAAATGGTCTTTTGTATGATTGTATCTTAACTTGTATTCTTCATTAAGAGCCATCATATGTTTATATAACCATACGTAATTATATGCTGATTGTAATACCCATTGTGTAGATGGATGATTTAACCAACCTGCTTTGTAAATAATTGCTTCTTCATTTGAATTATCAAGTTTCCATCTTTTAATATTTCTACCGTTCTTTGTTTTTGCCATATATTCTGTACCATCAAGCACACGTTTAGCAGTACACAACATTTGAGCAGACTCGAGTATCATTTTAACCACATGTTTATCTAAAAGCATTTTAGCAGCTTTTACTGGATCTTTATCAACATAAAATATATTCATTAGTGTACTAATCTCCTCATTACATAATCTTTCATATTATATTCAT